TTATAATTTTTGGTTCTTCTAAAGCAGCCATGATACAATACTATACCTTGTTCCTTTTGTTATTGGTTTTACTCCATGAACATAAACATAATTACTTGGCCATACAATAGCTCTATTTGGCGCGACTCTAATTTCTCCTATACCAGGAAAATATAATTCACCACCTTCGTAATCGTTATTTAAAAGCAAAATCATACTTACTCTTCTTGGGTATGTAAGACTAGCATCAATGTGTGGTTCATATTTACCACCTACACCATATCGTAATACTTCAATATCGTGAACTCTAAAATCAAATATTTGTGCGTTTGTATCATCAACGTATTTTTTTAATAAGTTTGTTACTACGCTTTTCATGTACCAAGCATAGTGCACAGCTGTATATGATTTTGCAATATTAGTAAGACCTAAACAATCTACAAGTCTTGTTTCTTTTTTAATTGTTCCACCATCTCCTCTATCACCAACTTTACCAGCCATCCAATATTCTTGACATATATCTGAATTACAAAACTGTAAAAACTTAGCAAGTTTTTCTATTGGCATAAAGTTATCATAAACTCTTAACCATTTACCAATAGAGTCTTGTTCTTTTTCTAATATTATTTTGTTATCTTCTTGTGCCATACAGATCTTATATATTTAAATCTAGATACTGTCATTTTAAATCCTCTTCTATCTACTTCTTTTTTATCAACAGTTCCTATTTCCATTTTCCAAGACTCTCTTTTAAAAGGTATTACTTGTACAAGAGGTGTTCCTTTTTTAATAGTCCCCTTGTATCCGTTTTTGTATTTCCAACCATTAAATACAGAAGGAAAATTTATTCTCATGTAATGTGTATCTGTGTCTACAATACCTGCCAAACACTCAAACCTATCATCACCATTATTTAATGGAGGAACAAATAGACAAGAGTAACCAGGTGGTGTTTCAATATACCAGGGATTATCAAACTTAATAAAGTGCCTTGCTAAATTTCTTTCCATAAATTTAGATCCCTCCAATTGAGTATAATCATGTGTGCTTCCGGATATATCCAATCCTAAATATTCAGCATTAGCTTTAAGTGATGGAGATGCTACAGCAAATGCAGGCACACATCTCATATGCCATTTATCCTCATCATCTTTTGCTTTAGGATTAGGTTGTAAATCTACATAGTAATCTTGACTCGTTCTTATTAAATACCCAGTTGTTAAAGTATCCATAAAAGGTAGACAACCTTTTACCGTCATTTTTTTGAAAGTGTGCTCTAGTTTTTTATACCATTCAGGTAAATTTAAAGAAACTGGCTCAGGTTTATGATCAGCAAATTCAAGATATTCTTTTAAACAAAGAAATTTAATTTTGTTCTCGAACATACATGATGTTCTATTTGAATTATCTTAAGAAGTCAATTAAACTGGGATTTCCCAATCACTCAAAGCAGAGCCAAATCTATCTTCACAATACTTATATACTGAATCAGTTGGCCAAGATGGTTCAGTCCATGTTCCACCATTGATTTCACCAAGTATTGTCTCACAATTAGCTTTGTGACTAGTGACCTTTGCGTTGAATGCAGTATCTTTATCTTCGTTATGACAGTACAAATGACCATCACATTGTCTGATAATACCTTCTAGGATTTCCTTGAAGTAATTTGCATTAGGAATTCTTCCGCCACAATCCCAATCAGTTATTTGGTGACTGTCTTTAGTGCATTCATATCTTGTTTCATCAGTATTATCTAATGAGTGATCAGCACCTAGAAGTTGTTTTTCTTTTCTAACTAAAGATAAGAAATCAGCTTCTGATATAGTTGTAGTAGAAGCAGTTGGCTCATGAGATAAGAAATAATCCTTATCAGTATCGTTTGCTGATAAACCAATCATGTACCCTGCTGCGTTCCAAATAATATGATGTGCCATTAGAATCCTCCTCCATTTTTCTCATAGAAGAACATGTAACCTGGATTACCATCTGTTCTTGGTACATTCGGTGATCCACCTTGTCCTCCTTCAATTGTTTGCATTAAAAAGAATCCGTTCTGAGCACCTGGGTATGTATTACCAAATGCATCAGTACCTTCTCCTTCAAAAAGCATGATAAGTGGTGCATAGTCAGCACTGTTATCAAATGGAGTGTTAACTACATTGTTTGTGTTTGTAAATGGTATGTTACCACCTGGTAAGTTGAAAGATATAGAACCTGGGTTACCTGGATCGATTTGACTTCCACCATTATTTGCAGCAGATACTGACATGATGTTACCAAATTGTGATCCACCACCTGGGCCACCTACGTTAACTGTAGTTCCGCTAAGTCCACCCGGTGCATTGAATGTAAAGAAACCGTAAGATCCTTGTCCACCATTACCACCGATTCTAACTGGAACTCCTCTTTGACCACCGTTTCCAGATCCACCAGCCATGTAACCATAACCTGCAGTTGAAGCAGGGTTAAGTGGTGAGTAAGTTGTAGAAACTGGTCCTGGTCCAGCAACAGCTAATGTAAAGTCAAAAGCATCTCCACCTGAAGCAGCTCCTGAACTTGCAGCTGTAACTCTACCCTGAGCATCAACAGTGATAGAGGCATTAGTGTAAGAACCTGCTGAAACTGTAGTGTTAGCTAATTGGTCAGCACCCACAGCATCGTTAGCAATTTTTGCGGTTGTAACTTGAAGTGCAGAAATTTTTGCAGTTGTAATTGCGTTGTCAGGTATTTTTGCAGTTGTAACTTGGTTTGCAGAAATCTTAGCAGTTGTAATTGCGTTATCAGGAATCTTTGCAGTAGTAACAGCATCGTCAGCTATTTGTGCAGTTCCGATTGTACCACCTAAAGTGTCAAGTGCAATTTCATTTAAGTTTGTACCGTCAGCATAAGCAGCAACAATTTTTTGTTCCGCTGGTGCAAAGCCAGTACCACTTGCAGTTTTGATTGTTAGATTTGATACTCCAGATACAGCAGTTAAATCAAAGATGTAAAATTTTTCAATTCCATCTGGGATTGTTACAACTGATGCACTGTTCAAAGTGATTGTTGCAAATTTAATAACCATGTTACGAGCATTTGATAATGCTCCATCAGACATAGCTAAAGCCACTGTACCACCATTTGTTAGTGTTACTGATTCAAAACCTGCAATTGCTTGTTGAATTAATTTTAAATTTTCGTTTGTATTGTCACCCCAAGTACCAGCGTTTTCCCCTGTTACCATCAACTCTAGTTTGAGGTCTGTTGAATAACTTGATGCCATAAATTTTTACTCCTAAATAATTATAATTTTACACTTCTTACGCTGCTAAATCAACCTCTGTCCAATTATTATTTACTCCAGGGTCAACCTCACGCCATGCATATATACTAGTGCTACCGGCTGTTGAAGTCAATACCGTGCCTGTTACATCAACTGTACAATCGATAACAATATCAACACTTCCAATAGAAGTAGACGCTTGTAATCCTGATACCCCAACTATTTGAGCTGGTATTTCAGCTGCGTTACCTAATGCCATAGTTAACTGCTGACCAGTCACAGACTCATTTGTTGATTGAACAAGAGTAAAGTTTCCTAATGTAAGTGTGCTTTCTATTCCGCTTACTTCAGCTACAGAGACAGCATCCACCTGACCTATTGATGAAGTTAACTGCTGACCAGTTACAGGTTCATTTGTACTTTGTTCAAGTGTAAAGCTTCCTAAAGTCATGTCTAATTGATCTTCAGTAGCTAATACAGTTATATCTGCATCGATTTGAATTGAGAATGAAGGTACAGCAAATGTTAATCCTAATGCACTTGGTGCTGTTACAGATACTTCAACGTCAGTTCCTGCAGCTTCATCACCAATAGACATTGTAAGAGCAGCCATTGATGGAGCGGCCGAGTAGTTTACACCCCAACCTAAATTACCCCAAGTGTCTCTGCCCCAACCACTTCCGATTAAGAAAGTGTCATCTACTGTTACAGCTCCAATAGAAGTTGTTAATTGTGATCCAGTAACATCTTGTTCAACACCTTGTGTTGTGTCTTCGTTACCAATACTAAATGTAGCTTGAATACCTGTTGGATTTACATCAACAATCGCAGATCCAATTACTTGACCAACAGTTCCTGTAAGTTGTGAACCTGTTACGTCTACAGGTGCATCAATACTTTGTGTAACACTAGCAATGCTAGATGTAAGTTGAGAACCTGTTACGTCAACATAAGCTCCTGCAAGATCACCCCAAGCGTTTTCACCCCAAGTATCTCCACCCCAACCAGTGCTTATCTCAGCATCAATTGTAACTTGTCCTGTTGAGAAAGCCATGGACACTGAAGGTGCAATTAAGGTTCCAGCAATACCCCAACCCTCGTTATTATTCCAAGTACCTCTACCCCAACCAGTTCCTATTTCTGCATCAATTGTTACTTGACCTGCAGATAACGCCATAGATACAGATGGAGCTATTAATGTGCCTGCTATACCCCAAGCTTCATTATTGTTCCATGTATCACGACCCCAACCAGTTTCTATCAAACCTTCGTTAGGTATTGTTACGGATCCTATAGATGATGATAATTGAATCGAACCTGTTATAAGAGTACCAGCGATACCCCAGGCTTCGTTATTATTCCAAGTGTCTCTTCCCCAACCTGTTTCAATTAAACCTTCGTTAGGGATTGTTGTTGCGCCAATGCTTGAAGTTAAAAGTTGTGAAGTAGCAATTGGAGATGTGTTATTTTGTGCACCCCAATTATTTTCTCCCCAATCTAATTGACCCCAAGCATTTGACATATTTCCATTTTACCTACTTATTACGCAAGTCTTAAAATTGCAGCAGATGTAGTGAACGAAGGGAACTGAATAGTGAATGTTCCAGACGTTGCAGTTTTATCTGATCCAAAATCAAGTACAGCAACTGCATCTGTAGTGTTTGAACCACCATCAGTTGTTGTATTGTAAATTAATGCGCCTCTAGCAGTCAGTGTAACACCTGTGAAAGACAAGTTAGAAAAACTTGTGATAGCCACACCAGAAGATACTTTAACTCCTGAGTTTACTAAAGCTTTTCCGCCAGCAGTATATCCTGATGGTGAAGAAACTTCGTTTCCAGTTGTGTAATTTTCAGTAGATGCCCCAAGGGTTGCTTGAGAAGTAAACATAGCTAATTTATACGTGTCACCATTTGGTGCAGTATCAAAATCATGCTTACCAGCTAACAATTCTTTTTTGAATGAATTGCAAATTGCATTTGTTGTTATTGCCATAGTTTTCTCCTTTTAAATTTCTTAACTATTTGGTGATGGTGAAGGTATCTTAATTCTAGGTACCCCATCATCATATTCAGCACGTCTTCTTCTCCCCATTTGTTGAAGAGCAAAATTCTGTACTTCCTCATTGTACTTTGTTTCATACAGTTTGTACATATCCTGGGGTCCTTTTAAAAACCTAAAAGCTTCAGATAAGACACCATGCAATAGCATAGATTCTTGATAAGTTGATAAAAAGGTTGAATTAGTCGATGTGAAATGTTTTGGGTCTGTAATAAAATTAATTTGGATTGTATATGCCTGATCTGGAGTAGGTGCTACTACAATATTAGAATCGTCCCAGTTTGCCCAATATTCAGGTTTACCTGTTGCTCCTGAGTTATTATATTCAGATATAAAACTTGTGTCTCTACGTTCTGCAAAAGTCCTTGTTGATCCATCAATTACCTCAACAGATCTCATGATAGTTAGATCTCCTGGCAAACTTACAAATCTATTACTAGCTGTAAAAGTAGACGTAGAATATTTTCGTAAATCATCGTAATCAACCTTACCTGCAATATCTAATTCAACTGATCTAATAAATTGATCAATTAAAGTATCAGATAATACAGTGCTTCCGACTTCTGTATAATCACGTACCTGTGTTAAAAAATTTGAATAAGTTATACTCATGATATTACCACCGTAACTGATCTTACAGACATTTTAAGTTCTCTTCTTTGATTTTGTACAGACGGATCTTCAGGCACCATAGAGGCAACACCAGGACCTTTAACAATATCACTATGTGTAGTTGGAAACACTTCAGTTCTAAAAGCAAAGTCCCCTGGTAGACTTAGATTGGCAACACCTACTGAAGCTCCTCCTGAATCTGATATTGTAACATCGTTTGCAAATTTAACTGATGGTTGTTGAAATTTCATCACTCTAGAGTTTTGTAAAGCTATTGCATCTGCAACAGTTCTTTTTCTTCTTATCTGAGGATGCTTTGGTTCAAATTCAGAATAATGGACTAACGATCCATTCCATTCTTTTACCATTTCAGTATATGGAAATTGCATTCCAGATCTATCTGAAATAGCTTTTGAATTTTTACCTGTTGCGTATTTAGCCATTGTTACACTCCAGTAGGGTAAAAGGATTGTGGAGTAATAAACGTAGATGCTCTTTGACCATCTTCATCTAAAGCTCTTTTAAGTTCATCCTCATAAATTAATTTATTTTGTTGCACAAGTTGTGGAGCTTTTTTCATAGCTATGTAGTAAGCTAAACCTGCACACATACATGGTAAGAATCTATATGCTATATCAGCATCGTTAGTGTATGCACCTGCATCTTCAATTCTTTTTATTACATAATATTTTAAAGTTGTATAAGTGTTTAAATCTGGTGATTGATATAAGTATATTTTAGGTGTTTTGTGTCTCTGTACATAATATTGAGATGGTTGACCTTGAGATAGTTTGTTTGGCAATGCAGCATAAGCTGATCTATCGATTTTTGTTAAAGATACATCTTGAGTATTAGAGTTATCTCCTGTAGCTGCAGTCGAAGATATAAATGCTTCTAGCACATCACTGACATCAGATGCCACTGTATATTCAGCTTGTCCTTGCACAAGGGCTGCTTCATGTAAAGCAACTTTCCATAAATGAATGCCTCTGTTACCCCATTCTGCAAACAATAAATCCAAACTTCTTCTTGCTGATTTAAGACTGAAACCAGAAGTTGTAGATAAGCCACATCTTTCGTAGCCTTCATCTATAACTTCATCAATATTCAGATTAAATGCTGTAGTTCCTGATGTAGCCATATTATGTTACTATCCTTTTACGATTATACACTTTCTTGGATTGTACCACTTTTTGCTTATACTTTGAAGTCCTCAGCTTTTTAGCCATAGGGTTCTTTCTAGCTCCTCGTAGTTTTCCGTCTATTTGAGCAGGTATTGATGATCTACTTATTGCCATAATTTATTCTACCACCTCAGTTCTATATTTTAAATTACCTGATATCGAAATTCTTTCTCCATCAGAAGTATAAAAAGGATAACATAAATGTTGTAATTTTGAAGGAAACATCAACAAAGTCCCCTCTTCTTTTTTTGATACGGGTATAATTTGTGATTGTAAATTACAAGCAATGTCAGAATAGTTGAATGCGAAACAAGATGTATTACCATTACCACCTTTACCATTATTATCGATTAATCTTTCATCTTCGATGTTATAAGGTATCTGAACCCACAATACCCAAGACAATAATCCCTCATGTCCGTGTAATGGAAGGTAATCACCTTTCTTTTGGTAGTTAACCCAAATGTCTGATGCATCAATCAATAAATCATTATTTGTATTAGTTAAATTTTTTGAATTTATATCAAACTGTTCTTGGTAAACTTTTCCTATACCTAAAACTTCTTCTTGAAGCATTTGATTACATTCTCTCATTTTAAAATGAGCTGGTGTTCTATAAGACGAAATACCTGTATTAAATCTTTGAACTTCATGATCCTTAAGATTTAGACACTCATTAAAAATTTTTTCCATTTTATCTTTATCTATCTTTACGTGTGCAATTGGTAAATTTGGAAGATGCTTAAATTCTAATTTATTCATAATAAAGTTTTTCTACTCCTATAAAATGTGGTTCTTTTTTTATCCAAGTTATACTGTTATGTTCTAACATATTCCTGCATTTTCTTATATCAGTTTGTGTGAATTTGTAACCTTGCACTAATGGCCATAAGTTTTTGGGAAGATTACCAGGCACAATTCCTTTATTTAAATAATCAACAGTCTCTTTGACATGAGAGTAAGAATCAAAATTCTCTGATAAACTATCGATAAACAAAGATGAGTATTCATTTGCATTAAGCAACCACCATATAATAAGGTTTAAAACGAATTGTGTGCTTCTGTTAAAATCACAAATAACCATATCAATTTTATCAACTTTAATTTTTTCTAAATCTATATCCTCACATCTGAAATCAATATGTTCTTCAAGTTTGTAATGTTTCGGAAACCACCTGATGGCTTTTTCGTATTCTCCCATTCCAATCCA